AGAGTTCCAGAAAATTTATTAAGGAGTAATTGATGGCCAATACTACTTCTGGAACACACACGTTCGACAAAACTTTTGCTATTGATGAGATAGTAGAAGAAGCATACGAACGTATTGGTTCACAAGTAACTTCTGGATATCAATTAAAAACAGCAAGAAGATCTTTAAACATTCTTTTTCAAGAATGGGGAAACAGAGGTATTCACTTTTGGGAAATAGGTGAAACAAATATGGATTTGGTTGAAGGTCAATCAGATTATGATTTTTTTAGATCCGCTGCTGATGGTACAAGTGCAACAACAGTAAATAATGCTAATTCATCAGAAACTGTAATTGGTATGAGTGATATACTAGAAGCAAAATTAAGAAGTGGAATTGCTACAACATCTCAATCAGACTCATCTTTAACTAAAGTAGATAGATCAACATATGGTGGTTATGCAAACAAAAGATCTAAAAGTACGCCATCAGCTGTTTTTGTTGAAAGATTTATAGATAGAGTTAGAGTGCATGTTTATCCAACACCAGATTCTAGTAATGCATCAAAATTTATACATTTTTTTTATTTAAAAAGAATACAAGATGTTGATTCAACTTATACAGATGCAACAGACGTACCATTTAGATTTGTACCTTGTATGGTATCAGGGTTAGCTTTTTATTTAGCACAAAAATTTAATCCACAATTAGTACAACAAATGAAATTATATTATGAAGATGAGTTAGCTAGAGCTTTAGCAGAAGACGGTTCTGCGTCAAGCACTCATATAACACCAAAAGTTTATTACCCAGGAACATAATGGCAAAAACAGCATCAGGAAAATTCGCAAAAGCAATATCAGATAGATCTGGATTTGAGTTTCCATATAGAGAAATGGTTACAGAATGGAATGGCTCTTTTGTTCATAGTTCAGAGTTTGAACCAAAACAACCACAACTACAACCTAAACGAGATGCCGCTGATGGTATAGCTTTACCAGGTCAAGTTAGACCAGCTAGAACAGAAAATGCTGTTGCAGTAATTTTAACACCAAATCCATTTGAAAGTATTGCAGCTTCATCTGGAATAATTAATGTATCAGAAAAATCACATGGTAGATCAACAGGAGATACGGTAAGGTTTAGAGGAACACCATCAGTTGGTGGAGCTTTTACAAATCCTAAATCATTTGATGGAATATTAGGTTCAAATATTGCAAAGTCTGCTGGTTACTCAATAACAGTTGGTAAAAGAGACTCAAGCGGAAACATTACAAAAACAGCAAATTTCTATCACTTTACTGTAGACACAAACACTGCTACAACAGGTGGTATATCAGGAGGAGGAGAGAATTGTTCGGCAGGTCCGGCAACTCTTAGCGCATAATGGCAGGATTAAGTTATACAGGTTTAGTTACAAATATTAGAAACTACACAGAGGTAGATTCTAACGTTTTAACAACTGATGTTTTAGAAAACATAATCTTAAACTCTCAATATAGAATATTTAGAGATATTCCAATTGATGCTGATAGAAAAATAGGTACAGGTAATTTTACAGCTAACACAGGCACTGTAACTGTGCCAGCAGGAGCTGTATTTGTTAGAGCAGTTCAAGTTTACACAGCAACTGGATCTACTCGTACAGGTAATAATACATATTTACAAAAAAAAGATTTAACATTTTTAGAGGAATATATTGCAGCAACTACCTCTACTGGATCACCAAAATATTATGCCATGCTAGACACAGGGGCAACTGGAGAAAGTTCATCAAATTCTGGATCTATAATTGTATCACCAACACCAAGTGATACATTTGGTTATAAGATACATTATAATGCAGCGCCTGCTACTTTAGAGACTGGTAATATAACAAACTATATTAGTATGAATTTTCCAAACGGCTTATTATATTGTTGTTTGGCTGAAACATATGCCTATTTAAAAGGACCAGCAGATATGTTACAATTATATGAGCAAAAATACAAAGAAGAGGCTCAAAAATTTGCCCTTGAACAAACGGGCAGAAGAAGACGAGACGACTACACAGATGGTACAATTAGGACTAAAATTGACTCTGCATCTCCATAAACATTGGAATTTTAATAAGAAAAGGTTATAACAAACTATGGCATCGACATTTACATCACTAGGTATAGAACTAATGGCTACTGGCGAGAATGCTGGTACATGGGGAACAAAGACTAATACTAACTTAAGCATGGTTCAATCAGCTATTGCTGGTTATGTAGAAAAATCTATTGCAGGTGGTTCACAAACCACTGCGTTAAGTATTACTGATGGAGATAATACTGAATCTACATCTGTTGCTAGACAGATGGTTATTAAATTAACTGGAACAATTACAGGAAATCAAATTGTAACAGTTCCAGATTCTTTAGAAAAATTATTTGTGGTTGTAAATGGCACATCTGGTTCATTCACAGTACAATTTAAAACAGCTTCAGGAACAGGTATAACTTTTGCAGCAGCAGACAAAGGAACTAAATTTTTCTTTTCTGATGGTACAAATATAAACGAAATTATTTCACAAACTATTCCAGCAGACACTATTACAACGGGAGATTCTGCGTCTAGTTTTGCAACATCTTCTGGTGCAGTAGTAATTGATTCGCAAGCAAGCACAACTACAGTTGACGGGCATACAGGTGTTACAATTCAATCAACAAATTCCGGAGATATAACTTTAGATTCTGTTGCAGATATTGTTTTAGATGCTGCAGGAAATGACTTTAGTTTTAAAGCAAGTGGTACAGAAATATTAAAAATTACTAACTCATCAAGTGATGTAGTTATTAAACCAATTGTTGATGCTAAAGATATTATTTTTCAACAAAGAGATGGAACAGAAGTTGCAAGAATTGAAGACAACGCAACATTTAATGTTGTAGCAAGTAAACTAGCTATTGGTGGCACGGCAATAACATCAACAGCAGCAGAACTAAATTTAGTAGACGGAATTACAGCAGGTACAGTTTCAGCTTCTTTAGCAGTTATTGTAGATTCAAATAAAGATATTACGGGTTTTAGAAATTTAACAACAACAGGTGATGCTGTTGTAGGTGGAGATCTTACAATATCTGGTGATGATCTTACTATGGCTACAAACACTGCAGGTAATTTATTAATTGCAGATGGAACAAATTTTAATCCAATACCTATTACTGATTTATCAGCAATAACTACTATTGCAGCGGATGATACTTTTCTAGCCGTTGATAATTCAGGTGGTGGTCTTAAAAAAGTTGCAAGATCTGTTGTTGTAGCTGGGTTAGCAACTTCATCAGCTTTAACAGAAATAGTTCAAGATACTTCACCTCAATTAGGTGGTAACTTAGATACTAATTCGTTTATGATCGATTTCGATGATGCTCACGGTATCAGAGATGAAAATGGAAATGAACAAATTATATTTCAAACAACAAGTTCAGCAGTTAATCAATTTGATGTTACAAATGCTGCAACAGGTAATCCACCATCAATAAAAGCTACTGGTGGTGACTCTAATATTGATTTTAATATAAGTGCAAAAGGCACAGGACATGTAACTGTTTTAGGTGATACAAATTCAGGTGCTATTCAATTTAATTGTGAATCTAATTCACATGGTCAAATTGTTATTGCACAACCTCACAGTGCCGCTGTTACTAACACATTAACTTTACCAGCAGGTTCTAGTTCAACTTTAGTATCTCTTGTATCTACAGATACTTTAACAAATAAAACTTTAACTACACCCATAATTGCAGAAATAGATAACGCTAGTGATATAACATTAGATGCTGGTGGAGATATTATTTTAGATGCTGCAGGAAATGATTGGAGTTTTAAAGCAGCAGGAACAGAAGTTTTAAAAATTACTAATTCATCAAGTGATGTAATAATTAAACCCATTGTTGATGCAAAAGATATCATATTCCAACAAAGAGATGGCACAGAAGTTGCAAGAATAGAAGATAATGCTACTTTTAATGTTGTAACAGGTAAATTAGCAATTAATGGAACAGCGATTACATCCACAGCAGCAGAGTTAAATTTAGTAGATGGTATTACAGCCGGCACAGTATCAGCTTCATTAGCAGTTATTGTAGACTCAAACGCAGATATTACAGGATTTAGAAATGTAACGTTAAGTGGTGAACTAGATGCAGCAACAGGAGATTTTTCTAGTACTGTTGATATTGCAGGTCAACTTACAGTTGCTGACGGATCAGCAGGTGCCCCTTCAATTTCAAATACAGGAGATACAAACACAGGTTTATTATTTAGTGCTGCTGACAAGATGCAATTTAGTTCTGGTGGTACAGCACAATTTACAATGGAAGATGGTGCAATTATACCTGTTACAGATAATGATATTGACTTAGGAACAGCTTCTTTAGAATTTAAAAATGTTTATGTAGATGGTACAGTATTTGCTGATGCATTAGGATTTGGTACAGTGGTAATGACACTACCAACTGCTGATGGTTCTGCAAATCAAATTTTAGTTACAGATGGATCAGGTGCTTTATCTTTTACAGATAACTCTGGAGGTACATCTTGGCAATCAGTTAAAACAGCAAATTACACAGCATCAGCTGGTGAAGGTATTTTTGCAAATACAACATCAGCTTCGTTTACAGTTACATTACCAGCGTCACCATCAATAGGTGATGAAGTTTCAATTAAAGATTATGCAGGTACATTTGATACAAATGCACTTACAATAGGAAGAAATTCACAACCCATAGAAGGCGTAGCTGCAGACTTGACTGTCAGTGTAGAAAGAGCTGGTTTAACATTAGCATATTCTGATAGTACACAAGGTTGGCTATTGAAAGATAAGTAATGGCTAAGTACAAAGATATTGGTGGTACAGCCGTTCAGACTAGAAGCGGTGCGGAAGAGTATACATATCCATCACCTGAAGGTGAACTTTTTTATAATTCTGGTAATGGTCAATTTCAGTTTGTAGGTTTAGGAGGTGGTAATTGGGCTAGTGGTGGTAATTTAAATCAAGCTAGATATGCAGGTTCTGGAGGTGATGGTACTCTAACAGCAGCAATAATTGCTGGTGGTTATTCAAATGCTAGAGTAGATAATGTAGAAAAATATGATGGTTCTTCGTGGACAGAAGTTGCAGATTTAAATGATGCAAGATATTCACTTGCTTTATTTGGAACAAGCTCATCAGCTTTAGCAGTAGGTGGAGATACACCACCATACACAGGTAACACAGAATCATGGAACAATAGTTCTTGGACTGAAGTAGCAGATTTAAATACAGCAAGAAGAAATAGTGCTAGAGCAGGAGCATCTAACACTTCTGGCTTAGTTGCTGGAGGTTATGCTTCTCCAGGTTATCAAGCAGTTGTTGAAACTTGGGATGGATCAAGTTGGACAGAAGTTGGAGATTTAAATACAGCAAGAGATGGTGTATCTGGAACAGGAATTGTTACAGCAGCATTAGTTGCTGCAGGGGATACTCCTCCTAGAACGGCAAACACAGAAGTTTGGGATGGTTCTTCTTGGACTGAAGTTAATAATTTAAATACTGCTAGAATGTATGCAGGTACTACAGGACTATCTAGCACAAATGCTTTGCTTTTTGGTGGTTTAGCAGCTCCTGGAGATACTGCTAACACAGAATCATGGGACGGAACATCTTGGACAGAATTAAATAATTTAGCAACAGCTAGACAATCTTTAAGTGGAGCTGGAGCATCTAATTCATCTGCTTTGGCATTTGGTGGACGATCTGGTCCAGCTGCAGGTGTAAATGCAACAGAGGAATGGACTTTTAGTCACCCGATTAAGACCGTGACAACAAGTTAAAAATAAAATATAACAAAAGAAAAGGAGGATAAACTATGGCATACAAATACAGTGTAAAAGAAAACTGGGGCAAAAATGCAAATGGTGATTCATTCATTCGTCATGAAGATAGAATGCAATTTCATATTGAAGGTTTCCCTGGCAATGTTTGGGTAACTGATGACAATGTATACGCTGACAGATGGATAGCTAGACATAGTGCAACGGCTAAAACTAAGTCGCAAGCACAGACTATTGTAACAGATATTGTTAATGACGCTCAAGATACTTGGGACAATGACAATGTTGATGGCGAAACATCAGCTGAAAAAATTGATAGACTCGGCACTAAACCAACAGATATAACATTACCATAGTAGGATCCTCATGGCAGAATATAAAGCTATACATGGAACTACTGTTTCAAATAGAACGTCTGATCCTTTAGAAGGTGGTATAACTGGTGGATCATGGTCTAGTGGAGGAGATGTTAATACTGCAAGAATTCAAATAGCAGGAGCAGGAGTTTTAGATTCTGGATTAATTTTTTCTGGAGAAGCTCCACCTGGAAAACAAGCTATTACAGAATCTTACAACGGAACTTCTTGGACTGAAGTAGCAGATTTAAATACAGCTAGAGATGGTGCAACAGGATTTGGTGCAAGCAATTCAGACGCATTATGTTGTGGTGGTGAAGTAGGTCCTCCTGGTAATACAAATAATACTGAGCTTTGGGACGGCTCTTCTTGGACTGAAGTTAATAATATGAATACAACTGCACGATATAGAATGGGTGCAGGAATTAAAAGTGCAGGTTTAGCTTTTGGTGGATTACCTTCAGGGACCACAGCTAATACAGAATCATGGAATGGAACTTCATGGAGTGAAGTCAATGATTTAAATACAGCAAGAAGAGGTGGAAGAGGATCAGGATTACAAGGAGCAGCGCTTTGTATTAATGGTTATCCAGAAGTTTCAAATGTAGAATCTTGGAATGGAACTTCTTGGACTGAAATAGCTGAAAATAATACAGCTAGAGGAGATTCAGGTGCTTGTGGCACACCTACTAATGCTTTAATGTTTGGAGGAGAAAGTGATGCTGTTGCTACAGAATATTTTAACGGAACTTCTTGGACAGAATTAAATAATTTATCTGCAGGTAGAAGCACAGGAGGAGATTCTTCAAACGGAACTACTGCAGCTGCTACTTATGCTTCTGGAAAAACTTCTATTGCTGGATCAGAAGAATGGGGTGGTGTGGCTGGTTCTGGAATAACAATAGTAAACAATGGACAAGTTTTCTATCGTAGTGATACAGGCGACATGAAAGTTACATTAGAACAATATGGTACAGGTGCGTGGGCAACTGGTGGTAGCATGCCAAGTGGAAGAAGCGCTAGTCCAACAGGTGCAGGAACACAAACAGCATCTGTAGTTTTTGGTGGTAATCCAGCTGGAAATGTTACTTTAACTTATAATGGTACAGCATTTGCAACTCCTGGAAATAATTTAAATGATGGAAAATATAATTCTATTGGACTTGGTACTTCAACAGCAGCACTTAGTGTTGCTGGAGTTCCTACTTCACTCCCTGCTCTTTCAGTTGACACAGAATCTTGGGATGGTACAAGTTGGACAGAAATAGCAGACCTTAATACTGGCAGAGGTTCATTATCTGCAGGTGGAAATTCAACAACTTCAGCAGCAGTTGTTTTTGGTGGTTATACATTACCAGGAAGTACTCTTTCAGCATTAACAGAACTTTGGGATGGATCATCTTGGACAGAAGTTAATGATATGAATACAGCAAGAAAACAATCAGGAGGATTTGGAACATCGACATCTGCAATAGTAGCTGGTGGTTACATATCTACTAATTCAAATGCAGTAGAATCTTGGGACGGAACAAGTTGGACAGAGGTAGCTGAATGTACAGCTAAAGACAATATGGGAGAGTGTGGAGTTAGTGGTGTTTTAGGACAAATTTTTGGTGGTTCTCCTTTTGTGGCTGTAACTCAACAATGGAATGGTACTTCATGGACTGAAGTTGCAGATTTATCAACAGCCAGAGATCAATTAGGGGGAACAGGTAATTCTACTATAACAGCTTTAGCTTTTGGTGGTAGAACTCCTGGAGGAGCTGTAGCAAACACAGAAGAGTGGACTGTACCTGAAACAAAAAGTAATTTAACAATAACGGATTAATATGTCATACGGAAGTGGAAATAGCGGAAATTATAAAAAACTAAGAGGCCAAAATATACAAGTCTTGGACACTGATCCACTTGCTTATGAAGGTTCATGGGCTACTGGTGGTGCTTTAAATACTGCAAAACAACAAATGGCAGGAGCAGGTACAACTCACTCAGCTGCTTTAGCTATAGGTGGTGCACCAAATAGAACTACAAACGAATCTTATAATGGTTCAGCATGGACAGAATTAGGAGATATAAATACAGGAAGAAGTTTAATGATTGGAGCTGGATCGTCAACAGCTGCTATAACAGCTGGAGGTTATATTTCTCCAAACAATCAAGATCTTACAGAAACTTGGAATGGTTCAGCTTGGACTGAAGTTAATGAATTAAACACGGCAACTAGAGGTGCTTCAGGATTTGGTAGTTCAACAGCTGCTTTAAGTGCAGGTGGTAGAGTTCCACCAAATACTAATTCTGCAAAAAATGAAAGTTGGAATGGAACGTCTTGGACAGAAGTAGCAGATTTAAATAGTGCCAGATATATTATGGCTGGTGCTGGAACTACAACATCAGGTATAGTTTTTGGAGGTGATCCTTCAAATACAGCAGTTGAAAGTTGGGATGGTTCTAGTTGGACAGAAGTAGCAGAATTAAATACAGGGAGAAATCAATTAGCAGGAAGTGGTGCATCTAATACAAGTGCTTTAGGTTTTGGTGGTGGTGGAGCTGTTGCTGTAACAGAAATTTGGGATGGATCTAGCTGGACTGAAATTGGAGATTTAAATACAGGTAGAGAAGCTTTATCAAGTTCACAATCAAGTCCAGCTTTTGATGCTTTAGCTTTTGGTGGTGGTCCAACAGATTCAAGTGCTACAGAAGAATGGACATTTCCATCAGCACCCGCAGTACAAGAAGGACAAGTTTGGATTAAAACTGCAACAGGTGTTAGTAGTGTTATGAAAGGATACGCAGCTCAAGGAACAGGTGCATTTGCATCTGGTGGTAATTTAAATACAGCAAGATACATGGGTGGTGGTTCAGGCACACAAACTGCAGCTTTAATGGCAGGAGGAGGTCCAGGAACACCCGCTAACTCAGAAGAATATAATGGATCAACTTGGGCTGAAGGTAATGATTTAAATGCAGGTGGACAAGGATTTTCTATGACAGGAACACAAACAGCAACGATTGGAGCAGGTGGTTTTAGACCTGGTATAACAGTAAATTCAGAAGCATATGATGGCACATCTTGGACTGAAGTTAATAATTTAAATTTAGCTAGATACGCTATGGGTTGTTTTGGAATATCTACATCAGCAATAGTAGCTGGTGGTGCTAATCCAGGATCAAGTCCTGAACGTAGAGCAGAAGCAGAATCTTGGGATGGAACTAGTTGGACAGAAGTTTCGGATTTAAATGAAGTTAAACATAGTTTGGGTAG